ATTATTCTGGGGCAGTTAGAGACATAGAAAAAATTAAAAAGGGTTTGGCTAATCATCCTCAAGTTGCAGCTGTACTTAAACGTCAAAATGAAGATAAATTCGAACCTCATATGATGTACGATCCAGAAACTGGTAAAGGCTATAAAGCAAATACTATGGACGATCATTTAAGAATGAAAAAACTTGGCTATACGCATGATAAAATATCTGAAGATGGTCATAGAGACGTTAAGTCTGCTATGAATCAAGTAAAAATTGCTGTAAGTGCTCTAAATAAAATGAATACTGAGCTTAGTAAATTAAATCCTGAAGATCCTCTTCCAACATGGTGGACAAACAAAGTTGCTATTGCAGTAGATAAGTTAGATTCCATGGCAGATTATCTTGATACTCAAGTTGAAGATAAAAAGAAGAAATAGATGAAATTAATAGCAGAATATAACGATTTTTCATTAGATACTTCAATTATCACCGAGGCAAATGAAGCTGGTGATACCGTAAAGAAATACGTGATTGAAGGAATATTTGCACAAGCAAATGAAAAGAATAGAAATGGACGTATATATCCAAAAGCAATTATGGAAAAAGCTGTGGAAAAATATGTTCGTGAACAAGTAAGTCAGAAGAGAGCCGTCGGTGAGTTGAATCATCCCGAAGGGCCCACTGTCAACTTGGATAAAGTTTCACATCTTATTACCGATCTTAAGTTTGAAGGTAATAATGTGATGGGAAAGGCCCAAATCCTTGATACACCAAATGGTAAAATTGTTAAAGGTTTACTTGATGGTGGAGTAAGATTGGGTGTTTCAACTAGAGGTATGGGAAGTCTGAAGCAAGATAGAGGCGCACAGATTGTTCAAGATGATTATATTTTGAATACTGTAGACATCGTTCAAGATCCAAGTGCACCAAGTGCATTTGTAAATGGTATTATGGAAGGAGTGGATTGGATCTGGAATAATGGCGTTATTGAAGCTAAAGAAATTGAAAGAATGGAGACAGAAATTCGTTCAGCAACTCGCGTAAATTCTTATGAAGTACAAATTCGTGAGTTTAAGAATTTCCTCTCGTTATTAAAACAATAATTAGGAACTATTAAATATGGATAATCAAAACATTGAAGTAGAAGTTTCCGATTTCGAGAGCGAAGTTCTAGAAGAAGAAACATCTATTGATGAAGCCACTGTGGCCAAAGTGAAAGCAGTAGATCCAAAAGATGCTGAAGCTGCATCCGTTGACGCTACCGACGATGCTGGCGATGTAACTGATAAAGCCCCTGAAAATAAGCCAACTGCTAAAACTAAAGCTGTTGCTCTTAATGCTATGTATCAAAAACTCAAAGCAATGAACAAACCTGAGTTAATGGCTGCATACGAAAAAATGATGGGCGAAGGCGAACACGAAGACGATGATGAAGAAGAAATGGAAGAATCATTTGACCATTCTGCTGAATTGAAACAACTCGTTGATGATGAAGCAACATTGTCAGAAGAGTTTAAGACAAAATCTGCTGTAATTTTCGAAACTGCTTTAAAATCTAAACTAAAAACAGAAATCGATCGTCTTGAAGAGAGTTATAAAGAAGAACTTGCTGAAGAAGTTGCTACTTTTAAAGCACAACTTGTTGAAAAGGTTGATTCTTATCTCAATTATGTAGTAGATACTTACATGACTGAGAATAAACTCGAGATTACTAATGGTCTACGTACAGAAATTGCCGAAGAATTCATGACAAAACTTAAACAAGTTTTTGTTGAATCTTATATTGATGTACCTGATTCAAAAGTTGATCTTGTTGATGATATGGCTGCGCAAATAACAGAACTTGAAAAAACTGTGAATAAACAAATCGAACAAATGATGGAAATGCATGGTAAAGTTTCCGAATTTGAACGAAATGATGTAATTCGCGAGCATACTCAAGGTCTTGCACAATCAGAAATCGAAAAATTTAATTCTCTTATTGAACATATCGATTTTGAAGACACCGATTCTTTTTCTGCTAAACTTAAAACAATTAAAGAATCATATTTCCCTAAAGAAAAAGTAATTGCTGAAGAAATTGAAACCCATTTTGGTGAAGTTGTTGAGACTTCAAATAACCCTATGGATCAATATGTTCAAAAATTACGTCGTAATTAAAGAAAGTTAAAGGTTATAAAAAATGACTGAATTAGTAAATGTCACATCTCTAGTTGAAAAATGGGCTCCCGTTCTCAACGAAGAAACCGCTGGTAAGATCAAAGATCAAACCCGTATGAAAGCTGTTGCACATATTCTTGAAAACCAAGAACGTGCTAACAGAGAACAAGCAATGCTTAACGAAACTGTAGCTAACACTACATCTTCTGCTGCTAACTGGGACCCTGTCCTTATCGCTCTTGCTCGTCGTGCAATGCCTAATCTGATGGCATTTGATGTTGCATCAGTACAACCAATGAGCGGACCAACTGGTCTTATCTTTGCTATGCGTTCACGTTACGACGCTGGTACAACTGGTTCAACTGAAGCTCTCTTCAACGAAGCAAATACACAGCACACAGGTGACTCATCTGGTACTCAAGCTCAAGATCCGTCAGGTCTATCTGGTCTTACTGACTCAAACAGTGACTCAAGCTTAGACAACGATCGTACAGGTCCTGACTTTGCTGGTGGTATGCCAACAGCTGATGGTGAAGCACTTGGTTCAAACACTGGTGGTTCTGTTTTCTCAGAAATGGGCTTCACAATCCAAAGAGCAACAGTAACAGCTAAAACACGTGCTCTAAAAGCTGAGTATAGTTTGGAACTGGCACAAGACCTGAAAGCAATCCATGGTCTTGACGCTGAACAAGAACTTGCTAATATCCTATCAACAGAGATTCTTGCTGAGATTGACCGCGAAACAATTCGTACAATCAACTCACAAGCAAAAACTGGTGCTGTTACAGGTAATACAGCAATTGGCGGTATCTTTAACCTATCAACAGATGCTGACGGTCGTTGGTCTGTTGAGAAATTTAAAGGTCTTATCGTTCAAGTCGAGCGTGAAGCTAACCAAATTGCAAAAGATACACGTCGTGGTAAAGGTAACTGGATCATCTGTTCATCAGACGTTGCTGCTGCTCTTTCTGCATCAGGTATGCTTGATTATGCACCTGCAATGTCAACAGCTCTTGAAGTTGACGACACAGGAAATACTTTTGCTGGTGTACTTAATGGTCGCACAAAAGTGTATATCGACCCATATGCAACTGTTGATTACGTAACTGTTGGATATAAAGGTACAAATAGCTACGATGCTGGTCTCTTCTATTGCCCATACGTTCCACTCACAATGGTTCGTGCTGTTGGTGAAAATGACTTCCAACCTAAAGTTGGATTCAAGACTCGTTACGGTATGGCTTCTAACCCATTCGTTGGAACATCTCCTGCTAACGGTCTTGCAACTGCTAAGACTAATGGCTATTTTAGAGTGTTCAGAGTCGATAATATCCTACAAGCTTAATCGCTTTAAGATATCAAATAATAAGATTAAGGGTGACTTCGGTCACCCTTTTTTTATCTGATATACATAGATTAAACTAATATAAATAGATCTGTTATATAATATAAGGATGTAGAAATGGCACTTACTACAAATAAAAATTACTTATCTCCAACTCAATTTCAAATAGTAATTGAAAGAAAAAATTATCCAAATATTAGTTTTTTTGCTCAGTCAGTTTCACATCCTAGTGTCAGTGTTGCTCCTGCAGAAGTTCCATTTAGAAGAGCAAATGTGTATATGCCTGGAGATAAAATTAATTTTGGGCAATTAAGTATTACGGCATTAATTGATGAAGATATGAATGATTATGTTGAAATGTTTAATTGGTTGACTGGCAATTTAGAAAAACATATATCTCCAAATGAGTCAACAGATACAGTTATTTCAAGCACAGCTGATATTACTATTAATGTTTTAAATTCAAAGAATAATAAAACAAAAAGTATTCGTTATACATCAGCATTTCCTATTGATATATCAGGAATTGATTTTACATCTGTGACTGAAGAACAATTTTTATCTTTTGGTGTTACATTCCAATTTGACCAATTTGTACTAGTATAGATATACTATATAATTACTATAATATGAGGATTAATTATGACTACTGTTTATGATTTGAATACTATATTAGAAGATTGGGATAATGATTCACGTATTGAATCTGATTTATCCAGAGCTTCAACTCAAACACCACTTCTTCATTCAAAATATTTAAGAATTTATTCTGAAGTCAAATTGCGTTTACGTGTGGCTGAAAATAACCAGAAAAAACTTTTAAAACAAAAATGGTTATATTATAATGGTAAAATGACAAAAGAAGAAATTGATCAACATGGTTGGAATTATGATCCATTTGATGGTATGAAAGTTCTTAAAGGAGATATGGATTATTATTACGAAGCTGATGATGATATTGTCAAAAGCGAGGACAAAATCCAATATTACAAGAATATGTTAGATATTTTAAAAGAAATATTGAACAATCTTGCTTGGAGACACCAATCAATTAAAAATGCAATTGATTATAAAAAATTTGAAGCTGGGGTATAATGCCAGATTTAGAGACCATTAAAGTCAAGAAAATTTCTCATTCTCAATTGTTTATTGATTGTGATCACGGTACTGCTATGGAATTAAGTGATTACTTTAGTTTCTTCGTGCCTGGATATAGATTTATGCCGGCGTATAAGCACGGGATTTGGGATGGAAAGATTAAACTCTTTTCGCAAGGAAGAAATTTACCTGTTGGTCTTTTCGATTCACTCAAATATTTTTGTAAATCAAGAAATTATTTCATTGATATAATACCAAGCGAATATGGAACTCCATATGATAAAGATATTCTTGATATTGAAAATCTAGCCAAATTTATTGATAATCTTAATTTAACTGTTGGTGGTGAGACAATTGAGTGTCGTGATTATCAATTTAAAGCTATTTGTGAGGCTCTTATCCATCGTAGAAGAATACTGCTTTCACCGACTGGTTCTGGTAAGTCATTAATTATATATATTATAATGCGATATTTGTTAACAAAGCAAAAAAAGAAAGTATTGATTATTGTACCAACAACTTCTTTAGTACAGCAAATGTATTCAGACTTTGAAGATTATGGTCTTGATTCTGAAAAAGCAATTCATAGAATATATTCAGGAAAAGAAAAAGATACAAATCAACCGATTGTTGTAAGTACCTGGCAAAGTATATACAAATTACCAAAAGAATGGTTCAGCCAATTTGGTGTAATTTTTGGTGATGAAGTACATTTATTTAAATCAAAATCGCTTGTTACAATCATGGATAAAGCGACGGAGGCGGGATATCGATTTGGTACAACTGGAACACTTGATGGAAAGCTTGTCCATGAGTTAACATTACAAGGGCATTTTGGACCGATATATAAGGTAACAACAACTCAAAAATTACAAAAAGAAAATACTCTGGCTCCTCTTAGTATTTCTGTTTTAAAGCTAATATATTCTGAAGAAGTTCGTCAAAGGGCAAAGGGCTTAACATATCAACAAGAACTTGATTATGTCATTACGAATGAAAAGCGAAATAACTTTATTGCAAATCTTGCTGTTGATCAAAAAGGTAATACACTATTATTGTTTCAATTTGTTGAAAAACATGGCAAAAAACTATTTGAATTAATAGAAAATAAAGTGAACAAAAATCGTAAGGTATATTTTATATCAGGTGCTACTGATTCAAATGATCGAGAAACAATTCGTAAAATTGTTGAAAAAGAAAATGACGCAATTATTTGTGCTTCATACGGTGTATTCTCGACTGGTATTAATATTAAGAATCTTCATAATATAGTTTTTGCATCACCAAGTAAAAGTCCTATACGGGTTTTACAATCAATTGGAAGAGGGTTAAGAATTTCTGAAAATGGTCAAGAAACAAAGCTTTATGATATTAGTGATGATTTACATTGGAATAAAAAACAAAATTATTTATTAAATCATTCAGACGAAAGAATCAAGATATATGATCGAGAACAGTTTAAATATCGAATATATAATATTAATCTACAAGGATAAAACATATGTTAAATATTCAACAGTTTGTAATGCATGATGGTACTAATATTATTGCAGAAGTGATTGAAGATAAAGATGATAATTATATATTAATTAAAAATATGTCAATGCCAATTTTGTATAGTTATGAGGTTTTTGGCGATCAACTTTCAGATTTAGAAGAAAAAACTTTTGCATATGATATGCCTGATTCAAAACAAGTTGCAGTTATGATTCCTTATATATTATTTGATACTCCAACACAAATACAAAAAATATATCGTTCATTGATTATGGTAAATACAATACCTAGTGAAAAATTAAAAACTATTTATTTGACCTATTTAACCTATAGAGCTACAAAGGAAATAGAAGAAATTTTTGATGATAGAAAGTCTAAAACTTTGAAGATTAAAGATAATGAAGATAATATTATTAAATTCCAACCAAACCCAACAAAACATTAAGTGAGACATTAAATTATGGCCCTTGTTCATAAACATCTTATTATAAGAGCAGATATTAAAAACCCACCAAAAGATCCTAGTTGGTGTCATCAATGGTTACGTGATTTAGTTGATAAAATCGGTATGAAAATTTGTCAAGGTCCTATTACATCCTATGTAGATGTTGTTGGTAATAGAGGCCTTACTGGTTTGGTTATTATAGAAACTAGCCATATTGCATTACATTGTTGGGATGAAACCGATCCAGGACTTATGCAACTTGATGTATATACATGTGGACCATTTGATCCTAAAATTATTTTTAAAGAAATAGAACAATTTGAACCGATTCTTTTAGAATACAAATATCTTGATCGCGAACGTAATCTAATTGAATATGATATTGATTTATTGTCAGATCAACCAACCATACCTGGGATAATTGAAGATTGATTAATCTTATTATAACCTTTTAAAAATTATTTGTAAATAGAAAAATAAAAAAAAATTAAAAAAAAACATTTTTATTTTCAAAAATCTATTTACAAATAATCCATAATAATATATTATTTTATATAATATAATTTAAATAAAAATGTAAGATAGTTATGAAAAAAAATAAGCCTCATTATGTAAACAATAAAGAATTCTCTCTTGCGGTTGTCGAATATGTTACTACTTTGCAAGAATGTAGAAAAAACAAAAAACCATTACCACCTGTGACAAATTATATTGCTGAATGTTTTATGAAAATATCTGAACGATTATCATCTGCTTCAAATTTTTCAAGATATACTTATCGGGAAGAAATGGTTATGGATGGTGTTGAAAATTGTCTAAAAGCAATTGAAAACTATAATATTGATACTGAAACACGATCTGGCAATCCAAATGCTTTTGCTTATTTTACTCAAATTATTTATTACGCATTTCTTCGCCGTATTGCAAAAGAGAAAAAACAGCAAGATATAAAATTAAAATATATTGCTGAAGGTACTATATATGATTTTATGGATGTTTCTGAAGCATGTGATATGAGTATATCTACTTCAGAATATTATATTGACTCTTTAAAAGAAAGAATTAATGCTGTTAAAACTGCTGATAAATACTTAGCAGAATATAAGAAAACACAAAAGAAAAAAAGAAATACATCTCACCCTGATAGTGATCTCACTAAAATATTGGAATAACATTATATTATGGCTAAAATACCAATTCTGACCGATACTCATTGCGGAATCAGAAACTCATCTCAAGTTTTTATTGATTATCAAGAAAAATTTTATAAAGATGTCTTCTTCCCATATTGCAAAGAAAATAACGTAAAGACTATTTTGCATGGTGGTGACTATTATGACCATCGCAAATACGTTAACTTTAAAGCGCAGCATTCAAATCGTAAAATGTTCCTTGAGCCATTAAGACAAATGGGAATGCATATGGATATTATTCCAGGTAATCATGATGTCTTTTATAAAAATACAAATGACCTTTGTTCACTTAAAGAATTGCTTGGTTTTTATACGGCTAATGTGAATATTATAATGCAGCCAACAGTTAATGATTATAATGGCCTTCATATTGCGATGCTTCCTTGGGTAAATAATTCGAATTATATTGAGTCAATTGATTTCATTAAACATTGTAAAGCGTCTTGGCTTCTTGGTCATCTTGAGCTTGATGGTTTTGAAATGATGAAAGGAATTACAAATCAAGGCGGTATGAATGCGACTCTTTTTCAAAGATTTGAAAAAGTGCTTACTGGTCATTTTCATACTAAATCATCAAAAGGTAATATTGATTATCTTGGGTCAAGTATGGAATTCACATGGTCTGATTGTGATGATCCAAAATATTTCCATGTAATTGATACTGAAACTCGTGAACTTGAGATGGTTCGTAATCCAATTACTCTTTTTAAAAAAATATGGTATGATGATACAAATAGAGATTATTCCAAATATGATGTATCAACTTTAGATAATCATTTTATTAAAATAATTGTTCAAAATAAAAATGATCCATTTATGTTTGATAAGTTTATTGATCGTATTAATGGGCTTAATATACATGAATTAAAAATAGCTGAAGACTTTTCTGAATTTATGGGTGATAATGTTGACGATTCAAAAATTAATTTTGAAGATACATCACAAATATTGAATTCTTATATAGATGAGATAGATACTAATTTAAATCGTGAAAGACTTAAAAAAATTATAAATGGCATATATATAGAATCTATAAACAAGGATATTATATAATGATAGTCTTCGAATCTATTGAATGGGTCAATTTTTTATCAACTGGAAACAATCCTACTAAGATATTACTAAATAAAAGCGATACAACTCTTATCGTTGGCCAAAACGGTTCAGGTAAGTCTACTCTTCTTGATGCGCTTTCATTTGGATTATTTGGTAAACCACATCGTAATATTAATAAAAATCAATTAATTAATTCAATAAATCAAAAGAATTGTAAAGTTACAATTGAATTAAAAGTTGATAATGTTTTATATAAGATTATACGTGCAATTAAACCAAACTTATTTGAAATTTATAAAAATGGTAAATTAATTAATCAGGATTCAAAGACTCGTGATTATCAAAAGATCCTAGAAAATAATATTCTTAAATTTAATTATAAGTCTTTTCACCAAATCATTGTACTTGGTTCTTCTTCATTTGTACCATTTATGCAATTACCACAATGGCAAAGACGTGAAATAATTGAAGACCTTTTGGATATTTCAATATTCTCTACAATGCGTGAAATCGTAAAAGAAAATACGGCAAAGATAAAAGAACAAATTTCAAATAATGATTATGATTTTCAATTGACTAAAGAAAAAATTAAATTGAAGCAGGATTATATTAATGAGATTAATCAAATCAATGATGATATTATTGCTGGTAAAAGATTAGAACAAAAAAATATTGAAAATGATATTATTAATAAGCAAAAAGAAATTGCTGAAAAATATAATAGTGTAAATATAGATATAGAAACATTAAAATTAGATCTATATAGCTTAAATGAAACAAAACATAAAATTATAGAAGAGTCTTCTGATGTAAAAAACCAAATTAAAAATATTGTAAAAAGCGTAAAATTTTATGAAACAAACGATCATTGTCCTACTTGTGAACAAGATATTAATGATGAATTAAAGAATACACACATCGAAAAAGCAAAGGAAAACGCTAAATCTTTGCAATCAATTATGGATTCAATTGATAAAAGCGAACAAGATACAAATAATAAGATTAAAACAATGCAATCAAATCTTGATGCATTGCAAGAGAATCAATCATTAATTAAAATGAACGAAAATTTAATTGAAAAAATGTTTGATCAAATTGCTTTGATTGATAAACAAATTGATGATTTAAAAAATAAAGATTCTGATGTTTCACAATCTAAATCTGAACTTGAAAAACTTATAAATGCACGTACACATCTTGAAGAACAACGATATGAATTATTAGATAATAGATTATATTATGACGCAATATATCAATTACTTCTTGATAGTGGTATTAAAACAAAAATTATTAAACAATATCTTCCAATAATTAATAAGCTAATTAATAATTATTTACAGGTAATGGACTTTTTTATATCATTTAATCTTAATGAAATGTTTGACGAGGATATACGTTCTCGACATCGTGATACATTTAAATATGAATCATTTTCAGAAGGTGAAAAAGCTCGTATTGATTTAAGTCTTCTTTTTACATGGAGACAAATCGCAAAAATGAAAAATTCCATTTCTTGTAATCTTCTTATTCTCGATGAAACTTTTGATTCAAGTCTTGATTATGATGGTATTGATAATCTTACAAAAATACTATCGACACTTGATAAAAACACTTCTACCTTTATTATTACTCATAAAGCAGATGCTCTTGAAGATAAATTTAGGTCAAAAATTACGTTTATAAAAGAAAAGAATTTTAGTAAAATTGCAGCGTAAAACTATTTACATTCAAACAAAAACAGTATATAATTGTATTCAATATTAATAAGGAAATCTATATTATGCAAATCAATCAAGAAACCATGGCAGTTCTTAAAAACTATGCTACTATCAACTCTAACTTTGTATTTAAAAATGGTGAATATATCAGTACCATTGCTGAAGCAAAAAATATTTTGTCAGTATATAAACTTGATACTCCTTTTGAAAAAGAAGTTGGTATTTATGATATGCCACAATTCTTATCAGCATGTGCTCTTGTTTCAAATCCTCGCTTTGAGTTTAAAGACGATTATGTTAATATTAAAAGTGAAAGTGGATTGGAAAATATAACATATTATTATTCTGAACCAGAACTTCTTACTCATCCAACTGAGAAGATGATTGAAAATGCTATGAATGCAGAACAAAATGATATTCTTGTATCATTTGAACTAACACAAGAAAATCTTGGTAGACTTCGTCAAGCTGCTTCTGCTCTAGGTCATACTGATTTAGTAATTTCGAAAAAAGCTGATCAAGTAAATGTCTCTTTGTCGGTAAGTGATTGTTCAAATACAACAGCAAATAGCTTTGCTATTGATGTACCTGCTCAAGCTAATATTAACGAGTTTAATTTAGTATTAAACATTGCAAATCTTAAAATTCTTTCCGGGCAAA